CCGAGGCGGTGGTGAACCAGCTCATCCGCTGGGTGGTCGAGATCAACTGGCCGGGCGCCGCAGCCCCGCGCTGGGAGCTGCGCGCCGCCGAGCGGGTGGACAAGACCCGCGCCGAGCGCGACAAGCTGCTGACCGAGGCCGGGGTGACCTTCAGCCCGGCCTATTGGCAGCGCAGCTACAACCTGAGCCCGGAGGATCTGGCGGCGGCGCCGGAGCCGGAGGAGCCGGAGGAGCCGGTCGCCCTGGCCGCCCCGGCGCCCGACCCCACCCCGTCCAGCGGCCAGGCGCTGATTGATGCCGAGGTGGCACGCGACGCCGGCGCGGCGCAGCAGGCGGCGATGGAGCGCTTGCTTGCCCCGATCCTCACCGCTTTGGCGCAGGGCCTGACCCCGGAGGAGATTCTGGGGCGGATGGATGACTGGTATGGGCAGCTCGATGACACGCTGCTCCAGGAGCTGCTGACGCGCGGGATGGCGGCGGCCGATGCCATCGGGCGGTTGGAAGTGGCGGCGGAGACGGCGCATGACTAGCGTGGGAAACAGCACGGTGGTGGCGCCGCGGCGCCATACCCATGCGCGCGCCTGTTTTTGGTGTCGGTATTTCGCCGAGCGCGGCGGGCTGTCGGCGTGCACCCATCCGGCCTATGGGGTGCCGACGCCGTGGAAGGACGCGATCCAGGCCGGGCAGCCGTGCGGTGGGGAGAATGCACCGTTGTGGAAGCCACGCCCATGACGCCTGCGCAGAGCGCTGCCTATCATCGACGCTGTGCCGCAGCGGCAGCAGCGGCGCTGCTGGACGAGTGGCATCGGGGTCGGCGGGCGAAACTGGCACGCGAGCGGACGCTGCATGAGGATCTGGCGCGCGCCGCCGAGCGCACCCCGAACCAGGCCCAATCATGACTGACCCCCGCGCCCGCTACATCCGCGACCACGCCCCCACCCTGTTGTTGGTGCAGGCCAGCCGCGCCGAGCCCGGCGCCAAGCTGGATCTGGATGCCGCCATCCGCCACGCCGCCGCGCTCTATGACCGGCTCAGCGTCGCCGGCTACACCGCCGACAGCCGCCCGGCCGCCGACACCCCGCGCGCCGCCAAGACCCGGTCCACCGTCGATCACCGGGCCGCCCTCTGTCCCGAGCAGGCGGCCGACTTCGACCGCTTCTATCAGGTCTATGGGGTGCTGAAGGGCAAGCAGCGCGCCGCCGCCCGCTGGGCGGAACTGGCCCCGGATGCGGCCTTGGCGCAGCGCATCATCCGGGCCGCCGCGCAGGACGCGGCCACCCCGCGGCCGGCCGATGCGGTGCGCAAGTACCCCGAGGGCTGGCTCAGCGAACGGCGCTGGGAGGATCAGCCGTTGCCCGGCGAGCCGGCCAGCGCCGACCCGGCTGCCGCGCGCGCGGCCGAGGTCCGTGAGTTGCTGGCCGAACGGCGCACCGTGGCCTCCCTCTATCGGGCGCACCCGGACCCCAAGCTCGGCGTGCAGTTGGCCGGGCTCGACGTCAGCCTCGCCGCGCTGGGCGTGACGCCGCCCGCCGCGGACGCCCCGCCCGCCCGGTCCGTTCCCGCGGGCCTGACGCAGGTGGCGGCGCTGCTGGGGCGCGGCGCGTCATGAGCGCGCCACCGCTGTCCGGCCTCGCCGCGCTGTTCCGGCTGCGCCCGGACCGGGCGGCGGACTATCTGCAAGCCAAGGGCCTGCAACTCACCGGGCCGTACTGGGAACTGGACGGCCCGGCGCATCGCACGGTGTTCACCGTCGCCAACCTGGCCAAGCTCGACGTGCTGGCCGACATCAAAGGCGCGATGCAGCAGGCGATTGACAGCGGCCAGACCGAGCCCTGGTTCAAAGCCCAACTGGTCGACACCCTCAAGGCCAAAGGCTGGTGGGGGCCGCAGGTGGTGGTGGACCCCGACACGCAAGAGGCGCGCATCGTCCAGGCCGGATCCTTAAGGCGCCTGCAAACCATCTATCGGACCAATTTACAAAGCGCTTACATGGCCGGGCGGCACCGCCAGGCGCTGGAGCAACGCGACCGCGCGCCCTGGGCGCAGTATCTGGCCGTCATGGACCAGCGCACCCGCCCGGCCCATGGGTCACTGCATGGGAAGGTGTTCGCGCTGGAGTCGGCGGCGTGGTCGGTGGTGTCGCCGCCGAACGGGTACAACTGCCGCTGCCGCGCGCGCTACTTCAGCGATCAGGAGCTGGCGGACCGCGGGCTGAAGCCGGCCTTGGATGTGCAGCTGCTGGAGCGCGACCCGCCCGGCCGCCGCCCGACCGATCCGCTCACCGGCGAGACCCCGGCGCGCTGGGTGCAACGCGGGGTGAGTGTGGCGGACCCGACGCAAGACAGCGGCCGGGCGGTGCTCTATGCCGATCCGGGATGGGATCATCTGCCGGGGTCGGATGGGGCGGAACGGGCGCTGGTGGAGCGGGTGCTCGAACGAGCGGGCGGGTTCGGGCCACGGATGGCGGCGCAGCTCGCCGCGGTGCTACGCAGCCCCCCGTCCGGCGCGCGCGCCAAGGTGGTGGTCGGTGCCGTCGCGGGGTCGGCCCGGCAGAAGGTGGTGCAGCATGGGTTGGCCACTGGCGGCAATGAGCTGGCGATCGCGATCGACGAGACCACTGGGGCCATCATCGATACAGTGCCGGGCGGGCCGGGGCAGGTGACCCTGTCAACGACGATACTCGCGGCCCTGGATGACCCGGCACGAGCGGTGCGCTTGATCCATAATCACCCGAGCGGGGGGAGTCTGTCCTTGGAGGACCTGAGCGTGGCGACGCGTCCAGGCGCGGCGCAAGTGGAGGCCGTCGGGCATGACGGGTCGACGTATCGCGCCAAAAGTCTGGTGACAGATATCCCGCGCTTGAATGCACTGCACGACGTGGCTTGGCTGGAGGCGGCGACCTGGTTGCCGGTGCGCGCCGGTCACGGGGGGATTTCCCTCGAAGCAAAAGCGGCGCTGGAACTGCATGTCATCAACCTTGCGCTGGCCGATGCCGGGGTGATCACGTACCGGGCCGTCCTCAGCGCGCCGCGGCAAGCGTTGTGGGATGCCTACCGGGACACGCTACGCCTGGCGGTCGCTAGAGCCAGCGCGGCAATCAAAGGGGAATTACCATGATATTGATCGATCATTGCGTTGGACCAAGCAGTTCCGCCGCGGAGATCAATGAGAAAATCGCCTGGCTGCTGGAACTGCCTCAGGAGGATGAGGGGGTGATCGCCGCGCTGGGCAATTGTCGGCGCTATCTGGCGTATGCCCAGGCGCGGGAACGCGCCGCGGACGGGGCGCCGGCCTCATCCGGGCGGTAGCCCGTGGCAAATGGTGCGAGCCCGTAGGTTGGGGTGAGGAACGAACCCCAACGATCCCGGCCGCCGCGCGTTGGGGTTCCTTCGTCACCCCAACCTACGGGCTCTATCTTGGCCAGCAGCGCCAAGGCCTGCGGCGGTGGCGAGAGTGAACCGAGCGCGGCGTCGCTCGGCTCTGCCCGGGGCTCCTAGGTCGCGCGCGCCGCACTCAGTCCCCGATGACATCAGGAGTATAGCCCATGGCCGACGGCGCCATTACCATCACGATCGACGACGCCGAAGTCCGGGCGGGCTTGGGCCAACTGGTCGCGCGCCTCGCGCACATGACCCCCGTCATGGAAGACATCGGCCGCGCGCTGGGCAATCTGACCGAAGATGCCTTTCAGGCGCAGGGGCCGGGCTGGCCGGCGCTGCGCCCGGTGACGGTGAAGCGCCGCGGCAGTGCGGCGCCGATCCTGCAAGTGGATGGCGGCCTGGCCGGCAGCATCACCCACGGCGGAGACGCCACGAAAGCCTGGGTGGGAGCCGGTAAGGTCTATGCCGCGGCGCAGCAGTTCGGCATGCCCAAGGGCTATGCCGGCAAGACCAAGCGCGGGTCGCCGATCCCGTGGGGCGACCTCCCGCCGCGGCCGTATCTGCCGATCCAGGACGGCGGCTTGATCCCGGCGGCGCAGGAGCAAGTGCTCGCGATCCTCAAGCGCGCCCTGACGGTCTAAGGAGTGAGCCCGTAGCCCGTAGGTTGGGGTGAGGAACGAACCCCAACGACCCCGGCCGCCGCACGTTGGGGTTGCGGCGTCACCCCA